ATCCCCCGAAGAGTGCGCCGAGTCCCGGCGTGTCCAGCCTAACCGCGTCCTGTGCGCGCCGTAGTTTCTGCCTATATTCTGGCGAGTCGTTTTTGTCCGGCTCTTTTAATCTCAATTCAATTGTTTTCTGCATTATCGTATCTTCTGGTAGCCCACGGAATAGTTCAAGGAAAATATACCAGTGTAATTTTGCAGTCGTAAGATCGATTCCGTAGGCGTGAAAGAATGAAACAAATATCCGCCCGGAATCTATCGCAAAATCAAAGCACCGTTTTCCTTCTCCGCCTTTTTTGTCTCCGCCTGAAAGAAAGTTTTCAATGAATGGCCATGGATCTTCTTCTGGCAATCCTTCAGGAAAAAAAAGCGCGGCTATCTTTGCCGCCTTCTCATCGTCTGGTATATCTGACTCAAAAACCTCGAAGAACCTCAGCGCGGCGCGGAAGTCGGAATTGAATCGCTTTCCTCCGCACGTTGTCGGAAGCTCTTCGAGGAGGAGGTTCATTTTTTGATTGCTCCCATGAGTCGGCCGTTTTCTTCAATGCTATCGGTTATCAGTTTTGATACCTCGGCAAATACAGGGAACAGGGAGAACACGGAATTATTGCAATCCTTTTTGATCTGCTTCCAACTTTTTACGCCGAGGACCATTGTGATAAAATCGCGCTCGAGCTGGTAGAGCACTTTCATTTCCTGGCCGTCGACATTGCTTTCGGCAAGCCCCTTAATTTCCTCGGCCTTCGACAACCATAGCTCCAGGATCTCCGGGTCGCCTGTCTCGAAGCTGTAGACTTTTTTCTTTCCCTTGAGATCCTCAATCTCGAGAGTTTTAATACTTGATCTGATTTTCATTTCGTTACCTCCATTTTGATAAAGGGCGGAGCAGATGCCCCGCCCATCCGATTAGGTGGCCGCTTTAATTTCGGCGGCTTCGAGCAAATCAACGGCGAACTTGACGACGCGTTTGTTTGCGTCGAGTTCATACATTCCGAGATACTGGCCAGCGGTTGCTGGAATATCCGCTCCGGAGGTGTACGCGGTCAAGAGCCCCGGGTATCCGTTCGCGTAGGCGGTCTGCGTTGCGGCGGTCAGCTTGTATGCGAGCGTGTTACCCTGGGCTGCTGTCGCGGCGAATGTGGTGCATCCAACAGTGACGGCGGAGGCGGCTACGGTCGCGGTGAGAGCGGCGGCGGCTGCTTCGACAACCAGAGATGGTTCACCGTTAAGGTCAAGAGAGCAGGCGAAGTCTACCTTGCCCTGTGCGTCTCCGCCTCCGATTGTTACCGCGTTGATCGTAACCGAACCGGAGATCTTGCGCCCGCGAGAGTCGAACGCCTGGAAGTTGGTCTTGCAATCATCTCCCAGAGCGAATTCCTTCGACGCAATGTAATCCTGTGCGGGATCTCCGACAACACGATGCCCGACGACGTCGTAGGTTCGCTGCTTTCCGATAACATCCGAGGATGCCCAGCCGTTGCCGTCGAGGTACGCGGTTTGATCCTTGTTCTCGTTATTGTTCGGCGTGATGCTTGAGATCCCGCGAGCCAGGCGCGCCCATGTACGCGTAGCGCCTTCGGGCGTGGTGTCTATCTGGAACAGATAGTAGAAGTTCATTTCAAAGGTTCCAGCCATTCAATTACCCCCTTGTGGTAAAATAGTTCAGCCGGAAACCGGCTGTATATGTATAGTCCCCCGCTTCCGTCTTCAGCACAAGCGAAGGGTTGGAAGTCGGTTCCACTGATACCAAAGTTTCATCGGTGAGTTGCACGTCCTGTAAATCGAGAACCGGGAATAAATCGCATAGCGCGTTATACGCCTTTCCGCTGTCATCGCTTCGAGCGTAAACCGAAAACGGAAACTGTCCGTCTCTCGATTCGTCAAGGTATCGCACCTCCACCGGATTCCCCGGATTCGCGCGTATCATCATCGCGTCGCCTGAGTCCGTCGGTATCATGTCGATATAGACAAGCGGGCCCAGAATAGTCGAGTGCGATGTAATATACGCGGCGAGGTCAGCGATTATATTCTTCATTTGCCAGCTTCTCCCAGTTTTTCAATTCCCTTGATTTCGCGTGTTCAAACCATCGAGGCGCTGCGTTCGGGTTTATGTCCTTCGACAATTTCGCCTGCTCGTCGTAGTATCTTTTTCGCGCATATATTTCGTCCCATTCTACAGTCCCTGGCTCTGGTATGTGCCCGCTCCGCATGAGCGTCCCTTCTCTCATCGGGATGTTGAAATTAGAATCCTTCAGCACCTGAATATCTAGCGCGAGCTGTGCGCGGTCAACCCCGCTCTCAATCTTCCGCTGAATCGCGCTCTCATCAAGATCAATCGTTATTGTCATGCGCCGACCAATGCGAGCCGAACGTGATGCACGCCGCCGTCTCCGGAAGGGTCGGAGATTTCACGGATTAAATACGACGCGCCACCATAAACAATTTTTCCATTCTTCTCGAATGTCTGCCCGGAAGGTCTGGAAATAGACGAATCGAAATACAATGCGCCCTTGTCGTTCTTCTGCTCTCCGGTCGCAATCATGACGTTTTGTTTTATCTTCGAAGTAAAGCGAACAGCTGAAAGTGAAACCTTTGTACCATAGGTCGGCTTCCCGCGCGCGTCGAGTCCGGTAACCGGATAATATTCAGCCGAGTGTGTAAGCATTATTTCGCTTATTGGCGCGCTCATTCTGCAACCCCTGGTACATTATACTCGGCTGGCGCTTCTGAAAGCATCGACGGCGTATACTGCCTGCGATCCCTGTACTGTGATTGTACCTGAGTGATTACAACGCGAGCGCGCCGGTGTTTTTCAAGCGCCTTCTCTATTGTCTCGGGATACCCTGATCCGCCGACCGCTGCGCGAGTGTAGGAATACCCTTCAATGTTCTCACTCTGATAAACGCTTGATCCTTTCTGCGCGCTCATCTGATACGTGATCATCTGCGCGGCAATGAGTTTGAGCGACGCGGGAAAATCCTCTGCGTCGGTATCGAAGCCGAATGAGTAGTTGCACGCCTGCACGATGTCATCCTGGACAAGCGGAATAAATGTCGATATGATCGCGTCTTGCGTTGTGTCGGTTATTCCCCTGAGAGTTTTATATTCTGCAAGCGTGATTACTGCCATTTATTTACCTCTTTCCGGGCTTCCGTCCGGGCTTCTTCGCGGCTTGCACAGGCAGTTCCGGTTTGTTCTCAGGCTCGTTTTCTTCCTGTTGCTCTTCTTTTGTTTGCTCTTCATCTGCTACGAAATAAACGCCGGGATGAGCGGCGAGCATCTGGCGTGCCACGTTATCAGGAAGCTCGAACAGGTGTGTCACCGATCCGTTTACCTTTTTCATTTTCATTTGATTCCCCCTTTTCCTATACCGCCTGAATCAAGCGGCATGAGAAAAGGCCGGAGCGGAAAGCCCCGGCCGATTCATTAAGCGTCTTCGAGTACGCGGACAACTCTTTTCGGATTGACCATTGTCATACCGTAAAGAATGTCATACGCTACGTTAAGGTTCAGCGTTGCGCTATCGGTCCAGGTGGTAATGCGTACCGGGAGGCCCTGCACGTTTACGATGCTCGACATTGCGCCGGGCTTCGGAGCGGTTGCATAGGCGCGAGCCGCGAATGCGAGAGCGCCAGGAGTGAACGCGAGAACCGACTGAGTCGGTGTGATGGTTACTACTGCGTCATCCGCTGCGCCGTCTTTGATTGCAGGCGTAAATGTGATTGATACAGTATCCCCGGAACTCTGAGTCGTTGCGGTTACGGTATGCCACGGCGTTCCGGTTTCGTCTGCGATCTTGAACATATCACCAACGCGTACAGGGGTCGCATCGTCGTTGAAGGTGTCAACCGCAATGGTAGTTGCTCCGGCGGCGTAGGCTGTTCCCTTGTTGTTTACGGCTCCAGCTACGTCAGCCGGAGTATACTTGCTGATGATGTTGTTTTCGTAGATGTCGAAACCGTACTGTCTGGTAATGCGGCCGTCTCGGATGATCGAGTTCGTTCCGTTGGTGTCTACGTCGCGGAAAACGTCGATCTTGCGAAGCGCCCCGATCATACCGGGAGAGCCAACCAAGCGCCGGTCGATGAGGCCAACTTCGTTCTCGGAGAGCTTCGTGCCAGCGTCGGCGATGGAGTCTTCAGAGATTCCGGCGGTTGCGTCAACGAAATACGGCGTCTTGAGGAGTTCAAGATACAGGTCTTTGTTGACAGCCTGCATGATGGATTTCGCCATGCTGGTCGCATAGTTCTGGACCAGATCGTACGCGCTCATGGTAAGCTCGGCGTCAGTGAAACCCTTTACAATCTGCTTCGACTTGTTCAAGATAACCTGCGCCTGCGTCTGGGTTACGGCGGAAGGCACAATGTTTGATCCCGGTGTCCAGTCGGATGCTATTCCGAAGTCGGGAGCGATCGGTACATTCACCGTGTCGCCAGCGTTTGCGAGTTTCGATTCAACCCCGCGAGAAACAAAGTTCTGGAGGTTGTACTGGCCGACGTCAAGCGCGTCGAATCCAGCAGCCCAGAACTCAGGATACAGGTAACTCATGTTCGTGTTCGACATTTGTTTCCCCTTTCTTTATTCTTGAATCTGGAGCGGAGCGCCCGACTTTGCGGCTTCAAGCATGGCCTTTCGGCCTTCCGGAGTCTGCAAGGAATCGCGCGTTATCACTCCACCGGTCGCGCCCCCAACGGGAGCTTTCTGCGAGCCGTATTTTTCCAGTTCTTTCTTTACCGCGCCTTCGCGCCACGGTAGCAAAGTCTCGGAAAGGATGCGCAACCCTTCGTCCGTTTCGTCGTCGGTTGTCCCGACGTATTTGTCGATAAGCCCGATAGGAATTCCAATCTCGTTGGCTTTCGCAATCGCGCGGTTCTTTTGTCGTTCGATCAAGGCCTCGCGTTTCGCGGCCTCGTTCTCTTTCAGTAGCTGTTCAACCTGCAATTCGAGCGGGCTTTTCTTGCCCTTCTCTTTTTCTGCTTCCAAGAGCTTCGGGAGGGTTTCCTCTCGCCATTTCTTTTCCGCGTCGGCAAGCCGTCTGTCACGGTCGCTCTGGTTGATAGCCTTGAGTAGCGGGTTTGATTCTACAAACCTTTCCGCGTCCTCTTTCGTGTTAACGAATACCGCTTTTGCAATATCCGCCTTGAATGCTTCCCGCTCTTCTTCCGGGAGCAAATCAATGTACTTTGTCAGCATAATATCTCCTTTCCCCGGAGCGCACCCCGAGAATGATAACCGCTTTCAAAGTGTATGATAATTCATACTGTTATGAATTAGTATACACCTTCTGCCTGTCTTGTCAAGTAAATACTCTCTCTCTTTGGTATTGCCGCGTTCGTCCG